GAGATGTTAGTGATGCGGAAATACGCACCGGTGTGACATTGACGCCTTTGTAGGCGTCAACACCGCAGGACTCTCTGAAGTGTCCTGACACACAGCACTTTTGAGGCGAGAGGCGAAGGCCTACCTCCTCAAGGCACTGTTTCACCGTCGGGTAGTCTTCCCGACGGCAAATGATGTCATCTCCATAAACATACACGGAGCGGGCGGCGTTTCTTACGCTACCCACTCCGCGCAGGTGTATACCTGCTACTGACATCGCCCAGATAGTGAGCGCCATGACGGGGAAGCAATTAGCTGACCCCATTGGCGCGAACTTGTTTAGGGCGACCTGTCTCCCATCGGGGAGCACCGTATGCGTCGATCGACTAGCTTCTAGTGCCGTAACCCAGTTATCTGGGAATAGCATTTGGACTAGATTGAGACCGACGCGGTCAGATGCATCCGACAAATCCAGAGTGACAAAACTCTGGTCGGAGGATGAGTGAAGGGCTATCTGACCATTCACGGTTTGATCCGTGAAGTTAACTTGGCCCTTTGTCAGTGGCATGCGCTCAATGGTTTCCACCAGAAGGCGCATTTGACCTTGCTGAATCCACTGAAGCCCCAAAGGCTCCATGGAAATCAACCGGGGACCCCGAGAGTCCTTTGGGACGAGCACTACTTTTGCAGTGCCCGCCTTACAGGTTTCGAGGGAAGAACCCCATTCTCCATATCGCTCGACTGTAGCGGCGGCAAGAGAGAAGTATCCTGTGTAAGGATATCCTCCGGCTTCGAGGGACTCGTAGAGTCTGTTGAAAACAGACTTACCGAGACCCTTTTCGCCAGTTGCAACCGCTCCTGGACCGTGGCGGGGCGAAATCCCAAAAGGATCAGCCCCGTTAAGGGCGAGAGCAATAATCGCTCGCGCTTTGCGAACGACTGCCCGAGTGAACGGAGAAGGGCACTGGTCTTGGTAAAGACCAGCGTCCGTTGAAACGAACTTGTCGACGACTTCGTCGATTTGTTTGTCGGCATAAGGTAATTCCAGCTTCTTGTAAAAGTTAAGGAGCTGGCGCAGGTATCTAAGTGCGACCGGGCAGCTGTCAAGCCGCTCGGTCCCGTCTGAGTTGAATACTCTCGCAAACAGCCAACCGAGAAAGCTCGGAAGCTGTGAACCTCGGGGACATTTAAACCCGGGGCTCTGAAGCGGAGTACCTGTCGCTAACGCCCTATCGAGGGCGCGCGCCAGGAGGGGAAGGCCTTTCGTTAGAAAGGACACACCCTCACTCGCAACGCGGTTCTGGATTTTATCCAGGTCGCGCTGCATATCAACTCTCTTGCAGGAAAACGCACTTGCTACATCAAGGTAGAGTGCGCGAAGTAAC